CTTAAGAAGATTGGTAAGTATGTCCGTCCTGCAGTAGGATTCAACGTTTTTGCTACTGCAAATACTAAGGGTAAGGGTAGCGATGATGGTCGGTTTGTTGGCACGAATGTACTCAACGAAGCTTTCCTTGAGCGTTTCCCTGTAACTTTTGAGCAGGATTACCCTTCTGCCACAACCGAAACTAAAATTCTTATCAATAATGGTGCCGACCAGCAGTTTGCAGATAATCTTGTGAAGTGGGCAGGTGTTATTCGTAAGACTTTCTTTGATGGTGGCGTTGACGAAATTATCACCACCCGCCGCCTGGTACATATTGTCCAAGCAAATGAGATCTTTGGCGAGCGCATCAAGGCAATCACAAATTGTATCAACCGCTTTGATGAGGATACCAAGCAATCGTTCTTGGATCTTTACACCAAAGTTGATGCTGGAGAAGATGAGCAAAATGCTCCCTTCTGATTGACAAACCCTTAACTGTAGTTTATACTGGGGATGAAAAGACTCCCCATTTTATTATGAATTGGAAGTACAACGAAGACAAAATCATTAATGAGTTGCAAGAATACATCTCCAATACTTACAAGCAGCATTACTCTGCTGGAGATGACAAAATCCAAACCCTTGATTTAATTGAAGCGTGTGGTGACGGGGAAGCATTCTGCCGCAGCAACATTCTTAAATATGCATCTCGCTATGATAAGAAAGGATCTGCTCGTATGGACATTATGAAAGTCCTACACTATGCAGTGCTTCTCATGCACTTTAATGACAAAAATGCCCAACGTGAAGAGTATCATCGATGACCGTAATTTCTAAAGAGACTATTGACCTTCTGCAAAATTTCTCGACTATTAATAAGTCGATTGTAATCAAACCTGGAAATGAAATTCAAACACTAAGTCTGAATAAGAATATCCTCGCTAAGGCAAAGGTTGAAGAAACTTTTACTAGGGATATGGCAATCTATGATCTACCATCCCTGATTGCTGTCCTGAATCTGTTTGAAGGCACTCCTGTAATCAATACCGAGGAAGATACCCAATACCTTTTGATTACAAATCCTGTTAACCGATCGAAGGTTAAGTTTTTCTATTCCGATCCAGATATCATTGTTCAACCTCCTGTTAAGGATGTGGATCTACCCACTGAAGATGTGAAGTTTCGTCTGGAAGCACCTGTGCTACAGCAAATTCGTAAAGCGTGGGGTATCTGTGGTGTCCCTGATCTGTGCCTCTATGGTCACAAGGGGGTGATGAATCTTTGTCTAACCGACAAAAAGAATGAAACCTCTAACTCATACTCTGTTGAAGTTGGTGATGCTGATGGTGAATTCTGCTATTGTTTCAAGATGGAAAATCTGAAACTATATCCTCAGGGATATGATGTCACGATTAGTAAGCATAATGTCGCCCGTTTTGAGGCAGACAATGTTAAATATCTCATTGCACTGGAACCTAATAACTGATGCGTAACGATTTTTTATGGGTAGAGAAGTATCGTCCTCAAGTCATTGAAGATTGTATCCTTCCTACAGATGTGAAAAACACCTTCAAAAGTTTTGTCGATCAGGGGGAGATCCCAAATCTCCTTCTTTCTGGCACTGCTGGAGTCGGTAAGACTACAATTGCAAAAGCACTTTGCAATGAATTGGGAGCAGATTTCTATGTGATCAATGGATCTGATGAAGGTCGCTTCCTAGATACTGTGAGGAATCAAGCAAAGAATTTTGCTTCTACGGTTTCTCTTACATCTTCTTCAAAACACAAGGTATTGATTATCGATGAAGCAGACAACACTACGCCAGATGTGCAACTCCTTCTTAGGGCAAGCATCGAGGAGTTTCAAAAAAACTGTCGATTCATCTTTACTTGCAACTTCAAAAACAAAATCATTGATCCGCTACACTCTCGGACGACCGTTGTTGAGTTTAACACCAGAGGTAAAACAAAGGCACAACTTGCTTCTGCTTTCTTCAAGCGATGCACCACCATCTTGGATGGTGAAGGCGTCGAGTATGAGGACCGAGTTGTTGCCGAAGTTGTCCAAAAGTATTACCCAGACTTCCGACGCACTCTCAACGAGTTGCAAAGGTATTCTTCGACGGGCAAAATTGATACGGGCATCCTTGCAACGCTAGGTGATGCAAACATCAATGACCTGACTTCTGCCTTAAAAAATAAGAAGTTTAACGATGTGAAGAAGTGGGTTACTCAAAATCTTGACAGTGATCCTACTGCCATCCTCCGTAAGATTTACGATAATCTTGCTGATATTATGGATGGACCGAGTATTGCTGCAGCAGTTTTAATCATTGCTGAGTATCAATACAAATCTGCATTTGTTGCAGACCAGGAGATCAATCTCCTTGCCGCCCTTACTCAAATTATGTTGGAGTGTAATTTTAAATGACCGTAAAGAATATTCGTTTTATCAGTGGTGAAAATGTTATTGCTGATCTGATGGAAGAATCTGCAGATGAGATTGTAATTCGTGATGCTATTGTAGCAATGCCCATTAATCAGGAAGGTACTCAACTTGGATTTGCTCCATGGGCACCTCTTCAGGATCCTGACATTGATGATCTAACAGTTAATAAGCGTCATGTGATGTATATTACTAAACCTGCTCCTAATCTTGAGCAGCAATATGCAACCATGTTTAATAAGATTGTAGCACCAGAAAAGAAACTGATTCTATGAAAAACTTCAGACACCAAGTTAAGTCCCGTTGGTATTATATCTTCTGGGGATCCATGGCAATTGCAGTAGTTGGTGGTCAACTTTATGTTGGATCTGGTTATCGTGAGATGGCAGAAGCAACCAAATCCACATCGATCAGTGTGATGTGTGAATCAATGCAACCCTATCAAATGCCAGTCACACCATATAGAGATGCATCGAGGAAGTTTGAGTGATGGGTCTACTTAAAATTAATAAGGCATCTCTTTATGAAGTCCCAGTAAAGACTACACCTGAGAATGTAAAAGAGTCAAATGAAGCATTGTTTCGTGCAAAAATGACTCTTCCTGCTGCTGCAAAGCATTGTGGTATGACACAGAAGGAAATGAAACTCACTTTCTTTGAATATTTAAAGTATCATCCAAAAGATTATGAAGTCCCTGAAAACCCCTCTTAGATATCCTGGTGGCAAATCTCGCGCCTGTGTGAAGATGTCACAGTATCTTCCAGATTTGGCAGACTACACTGAGTATAGAGATCCTTTTCTTGGTGGTGGATCATTTGCTATTTGGATGACTCAGAATAATCCGTATTTGAATGTCTGGGTAAACGATCTTTATTATCCACTATATAATTTCTGGTGTATTCTTCGTGATCGTCCACAAGATCTTTATGAAATTTTGAAGAAAGAAAAGGAAGTGTGCAACACTCCTGATCTTGCTCGTGGATTATTCAATCAAATGAAGGTTGAATTGAATACCGAGGAAACCCCAGATATTTGGAAAGCAGCAGCATTTTATATTATCAATAAGTGTAGTTTCTCAGGTTTGACTGAGAGCTCTTATGATATTAAGGACAACCTCTATGGGCGTAAGGGATCAATGCATAAAGGATTTGATCACGATAAGTTTGCTGCTGATTGCGATAGGCATATTGGTCATCAAATGATATCCTATAATACTGCTCAAATTGTTAAAGATCGCTTCTTAGATTATCGAGCGTATGAGTTTGATCTCACATACACCATGAGATCTGTTGGTGATTATATGAAAGATCAGCAAGACCGTAAAGAATTACTTTTATTAAATTATGTCCCATAGTGAGCAATATCCCCTCAAAGATTATCTCAACTCTATTAACGTAACAAAGAAGAATCTTCTGGATACTGATGACCCTCTATGGGAAAAATATTATCCACCATACATCGTTAATAAGTGCATGTCTCATCATTTGGATACCGTGATGTGTGCCAATGAGATGAATCTACATCATGCTCTCGATCGTAAATTGCAATATGATTTTTATATAAATATCGTCAGGTCCCGTAAGAGATTTTCT